AACTAATCACTAGAAGGGTGGGAAGATGAATAATTTAACAGTAGAAGATTTAGAAGACGATCAACAACAGTTGATTGAAAAAACTGACATACAAACATTAGCTGCTTTTTGTAAAGAGTTACAAGGTATAGAGAATGATATAGATTCTTTAGACCAACAACTAAAAGCAAAGAAAGAAGCAGCAGACAAAATTAGTTCAGAGATAATACCTAACTTGCTTGCAGAGCAAGGGTTAGCATCTTTGAAACTCGCTGACGGTAGTGGCGTAGATGTAAAGAAATTTTACAGCTGTACCGTAAAAAAAGACTCGGTCGAATCAGCGTACACATGGCTTCGTAACAACGGACTTGGTGATCTTATTAAAAATGAGGTTGCTGTACAGTTCGGGAAGGGCGAGGATAACAAGGCGGAGCAATTGCTCAACCTTGCCGCAGAAAGTGGCTATGAGCCTACCCAAAAACAAAAGGTAGAGCCCATGACATTGAAAGCGCTATACCGGGAGCGTATCGAGGCCGGCCTCGATATGCCTTCGGAGTTCTTTAATACTTTTATTAAGGATCAAACAAAAATCAGTCGGAAATCATGAACAAAGGAAAATAAAAATGACACAAGAAAAAGCAATCAAGAAAAAAGAAGACACAAGCATAGCTCTAGCAGGTATGTTTGAAGAAGACTCTAATGTTGGTCTGGATAATATGGGTGCTGAAGACATGGCACTACCATTCCTAAGAGTATTAGGGCAACTATCACCCGAGATAAATAAACGGGATGCCAAATATGTAGAAGGCGCTGAGGCAGGTATGATATTTAATACCGTGACTAAAGTGGCATATGATGGTGAGAAGGGACTTAACATAATACCGTGTTATTACAAACGCGAATATGTTGAGTGGAGTGATAGAGGACAGGGCACATCGGCTCCGGTTGCTATCCACTCAGTAAGTAGTGGAATCTTAGCGGAGACTACTAGAGGATCAGATTGGAAAGACAGATTACCAAGTGGTAATTATCTTGAGAACACTGCTTCTTATTATGTACTTACTGAAGACATGCAGACGGCATTGGTGTCTATGAAATCTACCCAACTTAAAGTTAGTAGATCGTGGAACTCAATGATGAACAGTATCAAACTTGAAGGTAAGAATGGTTTGTTTACCCCTGCATCATACAGTCACGTGTATAACCTTAAGACAGTAGAACAATCCAATGACAAGGGAACTTGGTATGGTTGGACTATTTCTAAGGTTGGTCCTATACAAGATAAAAACTTGTATGCGGCTGCAAAAAGTTTTGCGGAAGCTTGTAAAAAAGGTGACGTGAAAGCTAAGCATGGTGAAGGTGAGACTGAGTCGGAAGACAAAGTACCATTTTAAATCATGAACTGGTGCCGAGCTGTCCCCCCGCTCGGCACCGAATAGGGAGGATATCACATGACGACAGACAGAACAAGTTATCACAAGCAGTATTATCGACAGCAGGTAATTAGAAGTCAACGCAATACTATAAAAAACTTACGTGAAGATAAGAAAAAATTTATGGGTAGCCCAGAGGGCATTGCATATAAAAAACGATTATTAAAAGAGTCTGGTTACCAAGCAGAATATAGAGAGAAGAATAAAGAGAAGATCAGAGCATACCAGAAGGAGTATCACGTAGAATATGCAAAATTTTAGAAAAATATTTGAAGGTAACAACAGTGCTTATGGTCAGTTAATTTTATCAGGTGAGACTACTGATAAAGGTAAAGCCATAGGTAAAGCTTTTATTAAACGTGAACCAATACCAGACCAACTATGGCAAGATCACCTAGATGGTAAAGATCCAGCGTTAGGGGTAATACCTATCAACGAGGAAAACATGTGTCGTTGGGGTTGTATTGATGTAGATGAGTATAATTTAGATCACAAAAAACTAGCGGCCTCTATTAAGTCCCATAACTTCCCAGTGGTAATGTTTAGGTCAAAATCAGGTGGTGCACACTTGTTTTTATTTACGACAGAATTTATACCGGCTATTTTAATGCAATCAAAATTAAAAATGATGTCAGAGGCATTAGGTTTTGGCGGTAGTGAAATATTTCCTAAGCAAACAGAAATTTTAGTAGAGCGTGGTGATACTGGTAACTTTTTAAACTTACCCTATCATGGTGGTATACGTGGTTTGCGTTACGCTATGGATGCAGAAGGTAACGCTATTAGCTTAGAAGATTTTTGTAATAGCTTTGATCAATTAGTACAGACACCTAAGCAAGTACAAGAACTTATCGTAATTAAAGCCGCTGAGGCTAGTAACGAGGCATTTAAAGATGGACCTCCTTGTTTAAATAGATTAGCTGACGAAGGTTTTGGTGAAGGCTCACGTAACAATGGTTTGTTTAATATAGCCATGTATCATAAGCAAGCGTCGCCGGATGATTGGCAAGATGCGGTTTCTAAAAGTAACCAAACATATTTTGATCCACCTTTACCTTATCAAGAGGTTAACGCTTTAATTAATTCTATAGGTAAGCGCGGTTACGATAAATACAGATGTAAGGATCAACCAATTTGTGGTGTATGTAATGCAGCTAAATGTAGAACTAAAAAGTTTGGGGTAGGTTTTGAAGAAGAACAAATGCCATCATTAGACGCACTATCTAAAATTAATTCTAATCCACCGCAGTGGTTTTTAAACGTAGCAGGTATAAGAGTGGAACTAAAGACAGAACAGTTACACAACCCTAATTTATTTGCTATTGCTTTATTAGATCAAGCTAATGTAGTAGCACCAATACCAAAGGCCAAAGATTGGCGTGAAGTTTACCTTACACCTTTAATGAGTAACTTAGAACAAATACCACCATTAGAATCTTTAAACGCTAATATTCAAATAGAATCTTTATTATATGAGTACACAGTACAAAGAGCTAAGGCTAGAACCAAAGAAGATATCTTAAATAAAACTTCTTGGACTGACGAAGGCTTTTCTTATTTTAGGATGGAAGATTTCTATGCGTTTGCTAAACGTAATAACTGGGAGATGGATAAAACTAAGACTTACAATTTAATTACACAACTACAAGATATTTTTGTTGGTGAGATTAGAATGACTTTAAAGAACCAAACACCACGAGTAGTTAAAATAAATTCTATGAAAGACAATGGTGCTGAGGTTAGTCAAGTAACTTACCAGGAGTCGCCATTTTAATGGAATGTAGTTTAAAAAATAGAAAAACTACAACCCATATTTCAGCTAGTGGTATTAAATATTACAGACCTAAGTTAAAGGTTAAAGAAATAAAATATAATTTTTGCAGGGTGTGTGGCAACCTTTATTGTCGTCAAGTTTTTGGTGGTGGCACTGTTTTTTGTTCAAAGCCTTGTGAAAATGCATACGAAGTTGCTAGAAGATGTCGTATAAGACAAAGAATGCCAAAATGGACAACCGTTGATCAAAAAGCAGAAATGGCTCTTATGTACTTAAACTGTCCTGAGTGGGATGATGTTGATCACATAATACCTTTAAACCACGAAAGAGTTAGTGGATTACACGTACTTTGTAATTTACAACATTTAGACCATGAAGAAAATATAAGGAAGGGAAATAGTTTTGAAAGTTAAAAAAACTTGTATTGTAAATTGTCCATGTTGTGGTTCAGAATATTCATACCGTAGTCATGTTAAAAAATACTGCAGCTATAAATGTAAAATTAGAAGTAAAAAAGCTAGACATTATGCAAAACATAGAGAAAGAGAAAATTTAAAAAGCGTTGTTCGCAATAAGAAAAAATGTTTTATAAAACGTTTTATTAAAGAACTAATAAAAAGGCATATTGTAGAATTAAAATTTTATAAAAAAAGAACAAGAAAAGTTAAAAAATATTTATGTTTAAGAAAATTAAGAGTAATTAAAAAATTAAAAAAAGAAAAATTAAAACAAGAAAAGTTATGTTTTTGTAAAGTATGCGACCAAAAACATATGTTTCCTATTAATACAGTTTATTGTTCTAAAAATTGTGAAAAAGCATGGGAAAACACGTTTAAGAAAAAAGTTAAAAGAAACAATGTAAAGTGGTTAACCTTCGAACAAAAAAAAGAAATAGCTAAGATGTATGCTTTTAGACCCCCTAATCATGACGTAGATCACATTATTCCTTCAAACGGTAAAAATGTATCTGGACTACACGTGCCTTGGAACTTACAGTATCTCACATACAAAAATAATTCAGGAAAAGGAGTAAATTGGTGAAAACAATAATACTAGGGCCACCAGGTACCGGTAAAACTACCACACTGTTAAATTTAGTGGATCAGTTTATGAAAGCCGGAGTTGATCCAAAGCGCATTGGTTATTTTTCTTTTACTCGCAAGGCGGCACACGAAGCAGCTAGTCGTGCAGCAGAAAAATTTAATTTAGACCAGACTCAAGATTTAATTTATTTTAGAACCTTACACTCACTAGCATTTAGATTGCTGGGTATAAAAAAAGAGCGCGTTATGAAGACGGAAGACTATAGAGAGTTTGGTTTGAAAGTTGGTATACCTATTAAGATGTCGTTTCATTCAGAAAACGATGGGGTGTTTAATTCTGACAATGAATATTTACGATTGATTAATAAAGCCCGCGTCACGGAACGGGATTTGATGGATGTGTACGATGATAACAATCACACTTTAGATGTTGAACGTGACACATTATTCTTAATAAATCAAGAACTTACACGTTTTAAACAAGAGAAAGGTATGATAGATTATGACGATATGTTGGAGAACTTTACAACACAAGATGTCAGCCCAAGCTTTGATGTCCTCTTTATCGACGAAGCACAAGATCTATCTCCACTGCAATGGAAAATGGTCAGAGGTATGTGGGCCAAGTCTGGAAAAACTTACATTGCTGGAGATGATGACCAAGCAATCTTTAAGTGGGCCGGCGCCGATGTTGATCATTTCATTGCCCTTCGGGAAACTGTTGACGCCATTGAAGTTTTAGATCAATCGTATCGTATACCAGGTGGACCAATACATGAGTTATCACAAAAACTTATTGCTAAGGTAGAGAACCGCTATGATAAAGAATATAAACCACGGGATGAAATAGGTAGGTTGCATCGCTACGCTGACATTGCACAAGTAGACATGTCACAAGGTCAATGGTTAGTCTTATCTCAAGCCCATCATTTTTTAGATCCGGTAATGGATTTGTGTCAGCAGCAAGGTTGGTATTTTTCTTACAAAGGTAAACCCTCAGTGGCAAAAAACTTATTAGCCGCGATATATGGTTGGGAAAAATTGCGTAAGGGTGAGTTCTTAAATGTCGTAGAATTAAAAAACATGTATTATTATCTTGGTGACAATGTCACTAAAGGTTATCGCACCGCTAAAACTTTTGATGTAGATGTAAAATATAATCTAGAAACATGTATCGCGGATCACGGATTACAAATTGATAAACCTTGGTTTGATTCTTTTGATGGGATTGGTGCCAAGCTAGAGATCTATATAAGAAACATGCTAGCACAAAAAGAAAATATTTTTAGAGAACCAAGAATTATATTATCAACCATACACGGCGCCAAAGGAGGCGAAGCTGACAATGTTTTACTATTTCCTGATATTACTAAATCTGCTTTGGATCACCACGATCGTGATGCAGATGAATTGCATAGATTGTTTTATGTAGCAGTCACTCGTGCCAAGAAAGCATTATATATTATAGAACCAAAAAATTATGAAAGAGCATATCTATTATGAAAAATAAATACGGCATACCTGAGTTTACCAAAGAAGGTTATTTTAAAACTAAAGAAGAAAAATATGATCCGGTAAATTATCCAGCACACTACAACAAAGGTGGGGTGCAATGTATTGATGCAATTAAATCAATGCAAGGTGACGGTTTTAAATATTATCTACAAGGCAGTGCAGTCAAATATATCTGGCGGCACGAACATAAAGGCAAACCTATTGAGGATCTAGATAAAGCTATTTGGTTTATCAATAAATTAAAAGAGGAATACAAATGAAACCATTACAAATGCCAATGTTCAGTCCACAGACTGAATGGGTACCACCATTAAATTTACCTGACTTAAAAGAATACTCAGAGATTGCGATTGACTTAGAGACTAGAGATCCAAACCTCATGACCATGGGCTCAGGCTCAGTGCGTGGTGATGGTGAGGTGGTCGGTATTGCTATTGCCGTTGAAGGTTGGTCTGGATATTTCCCGATAGCACACGAAGCTGGTGGGAATATGGATAAAGCTTTGGTGTTAGATTGGTTCGAAGAAGTCTTACATACATCAGCAACAAAAATATTTCACAATGCCATGTATGACGTATCGTGGATCAGGTCTATGGGCTTTCAAATCAATGGTGGTATTATTGATACCATGATTGCATCATCACTAGTCGATGAAAACCGCTGGAGTTTTACTTTAGATGCTATGTCAAAACAATATGTAGGCATGGGTAAGAACGAAAAAGTTTTAGCTGAAGCTGCCAAGGCTTGGGGTGTTAATCCCAAAGCGGAGATGTGGCGCTTACCAGCACCGTTGGTAGGTGAGTATGCAGAACGCGATGCTGTGGTGACATTAAAATTATGGCATGCGATGAAGCACGAACTAACCCAACAAGATTTGTGGGATGTGTTTAATCTGGAGACAAACTTATTTCCATGTTTAGTGGACATGAAGTTCAAGGGTGTACGGGTGGACGTAGAGAAAGCTAATGCGGTTAAGAAACAATTAACTAAAACCGAAAAACAATTACACCTGGACATAAAAAAGATTGCTGGGTTTGACGTAGAGATATGGGCCGCAGCTTCTATCTCAAAAGCTTTTGACAAACAAAAGATTCCATACGACCGGACCGATAAGGGCGCACCAAGTTTTACGAAAAACTTTTTAGCTACCCATCCAGCAGAGCTACCAAAACTAATTAACGAAGCTAGAGAAATTAATAAAGCTAATACAACTTTTATCGAGACAATACTAAAACACGAACACAACGGTAGAATCCATAGTGACATCAATCAGATTAGATCTGATGATGGTGGTACGGTGACCGGTAGATTTAGTTACTCGAATCCTAACTTGCAACAAATTCCAGCACGGCACAAGGAACTCGGACCGATGATTCGATCTTTATTTATACCGGAGCAAGGCCACAAGTGGGGTTGCTTTGATTACTCACAACAAGAACCGCGGATCGTGGTACACTTCTCTTCACTGTTAAAGTTAGAAGGTTCATCTATAATTGTGGATCAATACAATAATGGCGAAGCTGACTTTCACCAGATGATTGCGGACATGGCCGGCATTGAACGGAAACAAGCGAAAACAATTAACTTAGGTTTAATGTATGGCATGGGTAAAAATAAACTTATGGCGGAGTTAGGCTTGTTAAAAGAAGCGGCGGAAGATTTAATTAGAACTTATCACCACAAAGCACCATTCGTGAAGATGTTATCAGAGGCCGTGACTAGACGGGCTGAGGACAGCGGCAAGATACGTACCATTGGTGGTAGAGTGTGTCACTTTGATATGTGGGAGCCCCATGGGTACGGGATTAAGAAGGTCTTGCCACATGCTGAAGCCTTAAGGGAACACGGACCGGGGATTAAACGCGCGTTTACATACAAAGCTTTAAATAAACTGATCCAAGGTAGTGCGGCTGACATGACTAAGAAAGCTATGCTCGCATTGTATCAGGAAGGCGTCGTACCACACATACAAGTACATGACGAACTAGACATCTCAGTAAACTCACCAGAACAAATAGAAAAGATCATAAACATTATGGAGGACGCAGTTACACTAGAAGTCCCTAATAAGGTAGATTATGAAGAAGGTGATAGTTGGGGCGATATTAGTTAATGAAATGCCGGATACTAAGAAATAGCATCCGACATATGAAGGTGAGAAGATGCTATTAAAATATATTATATTAAAAACTTGTCAAATGAAATAAAATGACTATATTATCCCATAGTATAACAGAAAGAAGGAAAACAATATGCCTGATATAAGTAGATTTAAATCAGTATCGGTTTCGACTGACACACATAAGCAATTGGAATCATTGGCTAAATCACGTTTTGAAGTACCAGTAAGTATTCAAAAAGTGATTGATTTTTTATTAAGTGCTGAACTTAAGAAAAAGAAGCGTGCCAAAGCTAATTGAGACAATATGCCCGCGCTGTGATGGCAACGGATTTATCAAAATCCCACCGGTAGTTGCTACCGTTGGTGATTCTTGGGGGGAGATGGATTGTCCAATGTGTGAAGAGATTATTACCCATATGGGTATGCAAGTTAGTATACATAATGGTTATGTGATGCTGCCAATAGAACACACCCGTAAAAATATAGAGGGTGGTAGAGAATCAAAAATTAAATGGTCGGGGGAAACCTTGCCGGAAGTGGGTAAAGAATAAATGGAACCGGAGGATGAATACGGATGGTAACAGCAATGAAAAGAATCAATAATTGTCGAGACATGCTTACACAAGCAACTTGTCCACGTATGCGCAAAATGTGGAAACGTAACTACGAAAAATTATTGAGAAAATATTGGGAGGATGTTGGTGGACGAACACTTAGTGCCGCTGGGCAAGTACATTAATACAGCTTTATTGCTAATTGTTTGGTATTTTTGCCTAGCACTTTTGGTTGTAAATATTCGATATATGGGTAAACTAAACCATACCATAGATACGATGTGGCACGAGATAGAACAGGTGAAAGATACTAATATACAACTGTACCAATTTATCGAGGAACACGAAAATGATTTTAAATAAGGAAGATAAGATAGTGAGAGCAGAGATTCCAGACCGGATGATGAGTACAACTTTTACTCTACCAATAGATGACCGTAAGGTAGTTGGTATTGTAAATTACACCGCAGATACTAATGGCGTAACGCCGTTGGCATTTTGGGTAAAAATTAAACCAACCGATTCTTATTTGGATCGAGAGCTAAGAGCATCAGGTAAACTGATTTCCAGGTGTCTACAACATGGTGAAGATTTAAAAGACCTAGCCGACACGTTATCACAAGACAATATTATTGGGCAAATGGTTAACTATTTTCACAAGAACGTAGAAGCTATTATACTCGGCACCCCGATAGATAAAAAACAACGCATGCTGTCAACTGATCCG